GTGGTACAAAGGGTAGCCGTATTCATAAGCTTAATGATGAAGATGACTATTTAGTATGCGGGGCCGCGCTAGTAAATGAGACACAAACAGTAGTCGTATCTTCAAACGCACAAATAAAAATTAATTTAAATGAAGTAAATCTTCTTTCAAAAGGCGCACAAGGTACGAAATCAATTAAACTTTCAAATGCAAAAGTTATTGGTTTATTAGTCTTTTAAAAATTAATGTCAAAATTTGACCTTTTAATAAAAATATAATATAATATATATAGAAAGTTAAAAAGAACTTTCAAACTTTAATATGACAAAATTTATAATTAATTTAAGGAGAAAATTAAAATGATTGAAGCAACAAAACTTACAGAAAAGTCAGCAGAAGTATATGAGTATATTAAGGCAGCAGGTGGAAAGTGTTCTCTTCCAGAGCTTGTAAATGCACTTGGAAGAACTGACCGTTCTATTGGTGCTAATCTTACAGACCTGAAGAAGAAAGGTTTTGGAGAAAGAGAAAAGGTTGAAGTAGAAGGCGAAGAAAAGCCAGTAACTTATTTCGTTCTGAATGACGAAGGTATGGCTTGGGTTCCGTCTGAGGATGCTGAGTAATAGTAGAATATAAATATAAGGAGGGTTATTAACCCTCCATTCTATTATTTAATTAACAATCTAATAAACATAATCATAAACACATAAACAAATAGGAGAATAAAATAAATGTTACCACAGAAAGAAAATAGAGTTAAAATAGAAGGTATTCTTAGTGAAATCGACCTCGCGCACAAACCATTCAAAAAAGACGGTAAAGAGGTAGAGGCAATTGGAGGCTCTATTATTGTCAAAGTAAAGCAAAAGATTAGTGGAGTAGAAAAAGAACTTCTTATTCCGGTTCATATGTTTGCTGCTAAACTGACTAATAGAGGTACTCCAAATCCTGCGTATGAATCAATTGCGAATGTATTAAATAATTTTAAATCCATCGCTTCAACAGGAGACGAAGCACAGGCAGATAGAATTCGTATCACTAATGGCCAAATTAGAATGAATGAATATTATGCTGCAGATGGACATTTGGTATCATTTCCAAGAATAACCGCCTCATTTGTAAATAAAATTACAAACGGAGATTGCAAACCAGAAGCTACTTTTTCTATAGAATTTGCAGTCGCAGCGGCAGATGAAGAAATTGGAAAGAATGGTGACCCTACTGGACGTTATAAAATTACAGCTCTTGTTCCACAGTATAATGGAAAAGTTGATGTAGTTCCTATGTATGCTGAAAGCGAAGGAGTAATTAGCGCAGTATCTACATATTGGAATGTAGGTGATACAGTGAAAGCTAATGGTAGACTGGATTTTAGTTCTAGCACAGAAGTCACTTATGAAGAAGTAGATTTCGGTGAGCCAGTTGAAAAAGTTAGAACAATTAATAAATCTGATTTAGTTATTACAGGTGGTACTCAAGAACCCCTTGATGAAGAGTTCGCACTTCAGAAGGCTGACCTTGATGCGGCTTTAGCAGATAGAAAGTTAAGACTTGAAGCTCAAAAAGATAAAGATATGGCTAGGGTAGCATCCAAGCAAACGCCGTCTCCAGTAGGAAATGGATTTAGTGACCTTGGATTTTAGGAGGTAAACTATGGCAGGAATTGATATTCTCAATTTAGAGCCATCAGTTATTTCCAGAGATTTACGAGGGAAGTTTGTATGTATTTATTCTTTACCAAAAGTAGGTAAAACTTCCCTCGCTTGTCAATTTCCAAAAAACTTATTACTTGGATTTGAGCATGGATGGAATGCTATTTCTGGAGTTAAGGCGGTTGATATTAAAAAATGGACTGATTTTCGTCAAGTATTAAGACAACTTGAAAAACCCGAAGCTCAACAAACATATAATACAATTACTATTGATACAGTAGGTATAGCTTGGGATTTATGTGAACAATATGTGTGTGCTCAACATGGAGTACAATCCATAAGTGAAATCCCTTGGGGTGGTGGATACGCTGCCGCGAAAAAAGAATTTGAAAGCTGTTTAAGAAAAATAACTCAACTTGGTTATGGTCTTGTTATTATTGCTCATGTTGATAAACGTATCGAAAAAAGAGCGGACGATTCTGAAGTTGAAATATTAGGACCAGCAATTCCAAAGCGCGCTTACGATGTTGTTAATCAATTAGTAGATATTATTGGTTATATTGATATTACCTGGGATGAAGAAGGTAATGCTGAACGTTGGCTTTATACCCGTAAAACACCTACGGTAATGGCTGGTAGCAGATTTAAGTATTTGGCACCAAAAATTAAATTTGGTTATCAAGAATTAGTTGATGCAATTGTTGATGCAATTGAACAAAGTGAAAAATTAGATGGCGCAAAAGTTGTTGATAAAACTGAACAAGTTATTGAACAGGAACTTGATTTTGATTCTATTAGAGAAGAAGCTTCAGTATTATGGGGCAATTTAGTAAGCCAAGATGCTACTAATGCTGATAAAATTTTAAAGAAAGTTGAAATGATTTTTGGTAGAAAAATGAAATTAAGTGAAATAACTGAAGACCAGAAAGATTTGTTCAATTTAGTTTTACTTGATATGAGAGGTATGGCT